AATTTGTTACTACGGCTTAGCGTGATACATCAGTATCTTGGTTACAGTACGAAGGTATGTTGCTAGCTTATAGCCTTCAACATAATCATCTGTAGTTCTTTCTACTTCTGCTTCTGACCAATTTTCACCATCAGTAGCTAGAACATCACATAGATGATTCCAAAATTTGTACCAATCTGTGCTGTAACAGAGAGATTCTGTACCATCAATAGTATCAACAAACAATCTACATTGTTTCAGATAGTATTTAAGGTATGCATCTTCTGAAAAGAGTGTGAACTCATAACTTCTCTCTTCATGAATACACTCAGATTCAAAACCACGCTCTACTATCAACTCACGCAAGTGCACTAAACTGATTACATCGAACTCTTCATACTGTGAATCAGTACTAAAGTCAATCATCTGTGACTTGCTTTTGTTTCTGTTGAAACTTGACATGCTTTGCCTCCTTTCATTTATATTTGTAGTGAATATGTGCAGGTATTACTGCACACATTCACGCGTTGTTACACTTTAATTATATAAAGTGTTACATCGTTGTAGCTTTAATATCTTGACTACATTACGCAGATAAGTAGTTGTATTCTCACAACCCTCATCTTCGTATGCACGAAACTGAATTGACTTATCAGTTTCTAGCATATCACATAAGTGAACCCAGAATTTCTCAAACCCCGGATTGAAGTACAGATATTTTGTATCATCGATGACATCAATGTACAATCGAGCTTCTTTTAAGTAAGAAGCAGGATAGCTTTGATAACGAGCTTCTGAGAATGCTGTAAACTCACAACACTCATCGAAGTTGTATTCTTGATTTAAAGAATACAAATCATCGAGATTAATTCTGAACATTTCTTCTGCCCAGTAATCTTTCTCTACAATGATTTTATCTATCATGCTTTTCTCTTTCTTTCTTGTAGAATGTATATCTATCGACATTATGACGATAGACATACATTCTCTTATTTCTTCTTATCAAGTCAATGATTTCTGTTTACAAGTAGAGAACTAACTACTCAGTGTCTTACACAAGCACGAAGACTATAATTACTTCTTAACGAAGTGCTTAGTGACTTCAGCGATAACTTCGTTATCACTCAATACTTCGTCCCAGCTTGAACTCTTAAGTTTAGCTGTACGAGTATGAGCAACACGCAAGTAAGCGCGAAGTGTCTTCGGGCTAATTTCTAGCTTCTCAGCTAGTAAACGAGCTTTGGACATTACTCATCTTTCTACTGATTACTTATGTTTCATCAGATTATTAGTTGTGAAGATAAGAACATGTATAACTATATATAAATATAATTAATCTCACTCTCTTTTTCTTCATACTTCATTATATCATATTTGAATAAATGCAAATCTATCTGACATACTAAATCTTTTGAAATTGCTAGTCATCAAAAAATAATCTGAAATAATTTTGAATTATCTGATAATTATTTTGCTTTTAATTCGTTTTGACTAAGCTTGTTAATAACTTTTCACAGTACAGTACTTTACCAAACTAGGGGTATATCCTGGATTTAGGTTGACTTATAAAGAGGTGCCTACTATGCTATTGCTAGTATAGTAGGACTTATCCTCTACAGTAGCTTTCTTTATGAAAGAAAGTGAGTAAGAAAAGCTACTTACTAAAATTATAACAGATATGGGACAGAAAGCAACACACATACCCCAACATAGCAAAGGTGTTCACATAGAGAGTGAGCCTGAAGTTAAAGCCTATTTCTATGAAAGAGTTAGAAAAGGCATGAATCCTTACCAAGCTGGGGAGTTAATGGGCATGAGAAGAAGCCTGGTTAAACGCCTGCTTAACGACATGTCAAATCAATCTAAAGAGCAGAGCCCAACAGAGATAGCAGAAAAGTTATACTCAGGTGAGATCCCCTCTCAGGATGAGCATGATTTTCCGGATCCAAAAGATTATAAAGATTTAAATGACGCCGCTAAAAGGGCTTATGATGATTTTGCTTATTTTAGACAGAGATACTTCAATAGGCGCCACATTTCCTGGCAAGTAGATATGTGTGATATATTAATGGATTGGATAAAAACAGGACAGAAATCTAAAGAAGAGGGTTTACCTGAAGTAGTAAAAGGTATTATTAATACGCCACCCGGAGGTGGTAAAACTACAACAATTACCCATGATTTTGTGATATGGCTAATGTGTAGGAATCGTAATGTTCGTATAGGATTAGGTTCAAGAACTACTGGTCAGAGTGAGAAGTATGTAAGGAGAGCAAGAACTACATTAGAGAAGAATGTTTTATTAAATTTAGAGTTTGGTAGGTTTAAACCACTAGAACCTGAACTATGGAGAAAAGACGCCTTTTTAATTGATGGTGTATTAGGTCATTCAGCTTCACTTCATTATAAATTATCTATGGCTGGATTTGACCCTGAGAGCTTAGAAGTAGTAAAAAGACTAGAGGATCCACAAGATGATATCCATGATATCCTTAAACAGTTAGAGAGTGTATTCGTAACAGGTGAAAAAGAACCTACTTGTTCAGCACTATCTCAGGATATGGGTTTCTTAGGAGGCCGTTTTGAGATTAATTTATGGGATGACTTGTGCGATAGGTCCAATTCAAGAAATGCAACCCAGAGGGAGAGTTTAACTGAATGGTGGCATGCAGAAGCAGAAAGTCGTTGTGAGCCAGGTGGAATTGTAGCATTAATTGGTACAAGATTTGGTAAGTATGATTTATATAGGCATTGTAAAGAATTAGTGTATTCAACTGATGATGACCTAGATGAAATGATTATGAAAAATGTTTCTGCAAATATGGCCCCAGAACAAATTCAGGCCGCAAGAGAAGAGGCCGAGAAATTAATGAAATTAAGATATGGTGATGATTATGACACCTCAGAGAGAAAACAAAACCCTATTTATAAATATGCAAGGTTTCCTGCCCATGATGATGATAAGTGTGAAAATCCTAATTCATTAAAAAATACAGACCATGTGAAATGTGTTCTGGATCCACAGAGATTTACTTTTAGACATATTCAGAAAGTTCAAGCTTCGGATCCTAGAAAATTTGCTTTAACATACCAACAGTTAGATGATGAAACTGTATCTTCTTTAGTTCAAGAAGTATGGCTAACAGGTGGTATGGATAAAGAGGGATTATTATTACCAGGGTGTTTTAATTACCAAAGAGAGCTTTTAGAGATACCAGACATAGAGAGGGGTAACTGTTACTCATTAGTTACTGTTGACCCCTCAGCCAATAACTGGTGGTCTATCCAGTGGTGGATTTATGATGCTGTAGAGGATAGAGATTATTTAGTTGACCTTTTAAGAATAAGATTACAAGCTGGTAACTTTTTAGAGTGGAATAAAAATACAAACTCTTTTAATGGTGTTATGGAGGATTGGCAGAGAAGAAGTTCTGAAATGGGATGGCCAATATCTTTATGGATTATTGAACAGAACGGCGCTCAGAGATATTTATTACAATATAAATTTGTAAAAGATTGGATGCACAAACATAAAACCTTAGTTAAAGGCCATGAAACTTCAAGAAATAAATCAGACCCAGAGTTTGGAGTAGAGACCCTAAGCCCTAGATATAAACAGGGTTTAGTAGATTTACCTTACTCAGAACAGTCATTAAAAACTAGAGTTGTGGTTAATGAGTTTAAAACTGAGTTAATGGAATATCCAGATGGATTGACTAATGATATGGTTATGGGACATTGGTTCTTGCATTTTAACAGATACTCGCTACCATCATCATTAAAGGTTGGGGAAAATATTTTAAGCGAAAAACAACATCCTTATGGAGATACAATGCCAGAATCCATGAGGGGGGATTTAGGGCGTGGCTAGTAGACATAAAACAACTTCAGTAGGCACCTCAGCTACGGCTTTAGTAGGAACAGAGTTTCCAAATTTTATAATTCAAAACAAATCAGGTGCCACAGTTTTTATAGGTGGTTCAGATGTAACTACTTCTAGTACTACCGCAGGATTTCAATTAGTAGATGGTTCAACCTTTGAACCAGGGGTAGAAGCCTCAAAATCTCTTACAGGGTCGACAAGTGACCGATTATATGGTATAGTTGCTAGTAGTACGGCAAATTTAACTGTATTGGTCAAAGGCAAGGTATTAAGTTGAAATTAAGTGTTGATGAAATTTTACAGAAAAAACAACATGGTGAAACCTATTGGGGCCCTGCTCAAAAGAGATACGACAACCTTATAGATGTTTATCATGGTAACTATCAAAAGGTTTATCCAGAAGCATTTAGGAGAGGTGAACAACCTGTAGTTGCAAACTGGATAAAAGTTGCTTGGGATAGGTATGCTAGGATGGTAGGTAAAGTACCCACCCATAATGTTACCCCAACCAACTTATCAAGAAAACAACAAAAAAGCTCCGATGAAATAGAAAGAGTTTTAGCTCACTATGACCAAGTTTCAAATATGAGTGAACTAATGTTCAGGCATGCTTGGTTCTTAGTAGGGTTGGGAGCTTCATGTATGGGTGTAATACCTGACCCAGTTTCTAAAGGACCAAGATTTGTGGTTAAAGACCCAAGAACAGTATTACCATTTCCTGGAGCGGGTTCTGGTTCTTACACTTCTACTGCTTATTCAACTCTAGCCACCCCAGTAGTTCAAGCACAAAGTATGGAATCCTTAATTATTAATGAAGCGGTAAATCTAAGTTTAGTTCATGGAATGTTTCCAGAGGAAAAAGAAAAGATTATAAGAATAGGTGGAGATGGAGATCCATTATCATCACCTAAGAAATTAATAACTTATATGGACAAAGAACATTGGATAGTAGTCTTTGAAAATGAGATAATTAAAGAAGTAGAACATGATTTAGGATTTGTGCCATTTAGATATACAACAAATCAAACCCCAGACCAGTTAGGAGGTACAGGATTATTTGAACAGAACATAGGTCTTGTCTTATCCTTTATGAAAGTTTTAAACCAAAAACTTACTTATAATGAAAACTTAGTATGGCCATGGTTAGTTATGAGAGGTTTAGCCAATGTAGACCAATCAAATCGAGTGATAGAGATTATGGACAGAGATGGTTCAGCAGATTTCTTATCACCCCCGGCTGAATTACAAGCTGAGAGAGATTTAGAGATGTTAGACAAACTTATTAGAATAATGAACCATGATACTGAACCAATGAGAGGTGAAAGCCCTTCATCAGTAGCAACAGGTAGAGGATTACAAGAATTAAATAGAGATGTTTCATCTACTGTACAAGAGTATTGGCAAAAGATTAAACCAGATATTGAATACCTAAAGTCAAGTGCTTTAATCCTAGATGAAAAATTATATGGGGGATTAACTAAACCAATGACAGGTAGAATTAAAGGTGAATCCTTTGAAAGTACCTATACCCCAGCAAAAGTTATAAAAGGTCAACATAGTGTATCTGTAGATTTTGGAGTAGGAGTTGGAGGCTCAGAAGGCTTTGTAGAATTAATGCAACTTTCTGCCCAAGGTTTAGTCGATGAGCAAACTGTTATGGAGCAAATGCCATGGATTAAATCTGTATCAGATACTAGAAGAAAAATTATGATGGATAGATTAGAAACAATAATTTTTGAAATGACAGGATCCGGTCAACCAACCCCAGTTACTAATCATTTAATTCAGTGGCGTAAAGCCATAGATAGTGGAACAGAACCTTGGGAGTGGTTATCTGAAAACCCAATCCCAGAACCAGAAGTACCAGAAGAAGGGCCTGGAATGGGCGGGATCCCAGCACCTGTAGGTGCAGAAGGTGGACCCGTACCAGCTCCAAGTCCCCAAAGTATATTACAACAACTAGGAGGATAAATGCCAAAAGGAATGGGATATACACCTAAAAATGGAGGCCAGAAAGGCGTACCATCAGGAGCAGGCAAAATTATAATTATGTCTGATAATGAAGGAACACCAGCTCATCATGTGGGCGGCAAACCAGGTGTAAAGAACAACAAACATGGTTATAATATCAGTATAGGCAAGAAGTAATGCCTACTGAAAATAGAGGTGGTGCCCAAGTACCCGATGGTGTCGCAAGACCCACAGGTATTTTTGGTACTGGTGCTAATCAGAGAACAGATATGTCAGAGTTACCTGGTACACCAGGAACACCATTACCACCATCATTAAACGAACCAGATATACAAAGCCAGAAAAGAGCTTTACAAGGATTATCTGGATTAAATAAATTTGCCCCAGCAAAAGGTGAAGAGGATTTATTTAGAGGATCCGCTAATGGGGATCCTATTCAAACAGGTATGGCTACGGGTCCAGGTAGAGGTGAAGAAAGCTTAATAAAAGGTCCAAATGATTTATCAGATGAACAAACACTAAGAGAAGCATATAGGCATTATGGTTTAATGCAAAGATTGGACCAAATAAGTGATAGTAGTACTCAAACCAAAGCCATACTCAGAAGATTAAGAAGTAATGCTCCTATCTCACCTTATCAAATGCCCACATAATGGCATTTAAAGAAAACTTAGAAAATATATTTGGTCACATAAAACAGGGGGTTACAGGCATGTACAAATCCTCCATAGGTTCTACCTTAGGCTTGGGTGAGGACTTGATGTTTAATACTTTTGAAGAGGATGAATGGACCGGTGAGGCTGTAAAAGAAACAGTAAGTAAATTTGTGGGTACTACTTTTGATGGTGTAAAAGATATGTATACAGGGTTTGGTGCAAAGTTTTTAGTTGATAAATTACCATGGCTCAAATCTGGTTTAAAGACAATATTTGATGAAACTGAATTATTGTGGAGCCAAGATTTTCAAGAAGAACATCAAGATGAAGGTTGGGCAATAAGACAAATTGAAAAATTAACCGGTGAAGATTACGAACCAGGTGAAGTATCAATGTCTAGGGTTATAGGTACAGGAATGGGTATAGCGGGACAAACTAGCAGGCTTTTTCAAGAAGGAGTAGATATAAATAACCCCACTCCTTTTAATAGAGAAAAGTATTGGGAGAAATCCAAAACATACTCCCCGGGTCAAATGGCTATAGAAAGCTACTTAGACATAGATAGCTTACCCCCAGAAGTACAATGGGAAGTTAGAAATAGTGCAAGTTATGTTTTACGAACAGGATCCATTGACGCCCTTACTAGGTGGATGTCGGATCCTATTGTGGTAGCAGGTAAAGGAGTTAAAAAAGGTAGTGAGTTAGCTGGACACTTTGTAGGTGTTGATAGTTTAGTTAATAAAGCCGGAAAAATTAGTAAGTCTATTGAAAAATCAACAGGTCATAAATTATTAGATGTAGAAGATGTAAGACAGGGTAGTAAAGCTTATGACGCCACAGTTGGTCCAGCCCTAAAAGAAGGCGATAACATGTATGTTGTTATGGATGCTGATGAAGCCAGAGCCGCAGGATTATGGGATGACGCCACCGAAATAAATCTAAGAGATGGACAAGGAGCTATATCTGAATTTACCCCAGTTAAAGCTAGAGCGGATGCTTTATTAAAAGAAGCCCAAAAACATTTACCTTCTGATTCCCCATTATTAGAATGGGCAGATGGTGGTGAAATATATCATTATATGGATTTAGGTAAAGACATAGATGTTTCTACAAGAAAAGCCACAGAACTGTTTGATTTCTTTTTAGAGAGCCACGGTAGGACATCTGGAGTAAATAAACTTAGATGGATATTAAATCATGAAAATCCTAAACTACCAAATCCTAATGACTTAAAAATAATGTATAAACTAATAGATGAAAATTGGGCTATGTGGTCCACAACTAATAACCCGGGTAAATATAAGGCCGCACAATTTAGTGAGGATTTATTAGCCAAAGCGGCAAGAGAAGGTATAGACCCTAGTAGAATTGGTGAATTTGGAAGAAAAACTACTTATGAGGGTAGATTTTATGACATGTCAAAACTTAGAGCCAAAGAGATTGCTACAGAATTATTTTTTAGAAAATTAGAATTAGGTTATCCAGGTTCTGGTAGTTTTACTTCAAGAATGTCCCAACAATTAGGTAAGTCTATTGATGAGGGTGAAAAAGGTAAAATTATATTTAGAAGTAAATCTGAGGCTTTAGCGGGAGCTAAGGCGGATGCTAAATGGCGACAAGCCAATCAAAAAACAGAGGCTTCATTGGGTCAATTTAATATAGAAAATCCCTCAGTAGTTGTGGAAATTAGTCCCCAAGGGTTACCTGTTATTATACCTAAATGGGATGCAGATGGGGGTTGGTTAATAACAGATGTTAATAGGATTGAAAAATCTCAGATTATATCAAAACAATTACATACATTAGCAGATTTAGAGGATGCGGGAGATTTACCTTTAGCTTTTTATTCATCAGAAAAAGGTATGCAATCTCCACGGCTTTTTGAGGATCTTGATGAGGCTAGATTAGCCAATGAAAAGATAACTAATACTTATAAAGAAAGAGGTTCTGAACAAGCTGAAAAATTAATCTCCAATGAAATCATGTTAAATAATGAAGGTAATAAAGGTTTATTAACCCAGTTGTCTAATCATAAAAGATTGAAACAAACGGTAGAAATAATGGAAGGTAAAAAGTCTGCAGGATTGGGTACACCTAGAGGTAAACCTATGACAGCATTAGAAATAGAGAAATACTTCCTTAAAGATGTGCCAGGTGGTGATGACCTTGCATTTATATTATCTAAGGCCCAAGGAACTGAGGCTAAAATGGATGTCCTTTTAAGTGCAATGGGGGTTAAAAATGTACCTAAATCTATAAAAGGTGTACCTGGTTATGCTATAGATGACCTATATAGAAGAAACATAGAACTCCAACAAATGAAAACCCGAATTAATGCTATCAGAAAAGCCTTAGATGAAAATAAGCCTGGTATAGCCAATGTTTCTGAAGAAGCCGCAGGAGGTATTAGTGTCTTAGGTGAAGCCAATGAACTAGCCGCAGAAACCTTTAGAGTTAATTACATGAGAAGGGTGGGGGATAAATTAGAGGATCTTAGTGATGGTGAGTTAAATACTCTTAAAGAAATAGATGAATTTATTGAGGCCCAATTTGTTCATGTACCTTTAAGTACTACAGTAGATGAGTTCTTAAAAATGCACCCAATGGCGGCAGAGAAAGCCTTTATGAATTTAGAACTTCAAAATGTTTGGTTGAAGAAAGCCAAGATTTTAGCCGGGGATGAATTATACCAAGCTGAGAGATTATCTATAGTTGAGGATTGGAATGGTGCATTAAAGCATGTGCCTTATCCATCATTAGGTAAAAGGGTACAATATAATATTAGAACTAGTAATTTATATACCCAGGGCGGGGGTTTTCCAGGTAGAATGGTAAGGTCTATCACAGAGTTTACTCCTAGAAATTGGTTAAACTTATCTGATACCAAAAGTTATATACAAGTTGAAAGATATCTTAAGGATTCTAATGCTAGATTTGGTAGGAAAAAGAAATTATTTACCCCAGAGAAGATTGATAACTGGACTAATGAGTACATGAGTGCAGAAAAAGTTGGTGATAAATTTGAAATAGCTTTAAACATGCAAGAGGAAGTTATAACCCAAGTTGCTAAATCACATGGTATGAAGGTGGCAGAAATAAATGACATGATAACTGAGATGAAATCAGGTGTTGGGGATATATCTTCATTTATAAAAAGCAGAAGATATGGGCCACCTAAGGATCCAGATATACAGAAAATACTTAAACCAGGTGATGAGCTAAAATCCGCCATAGATAAAAATATGGATATGTTTGAATATGTGGATCCAAGTACTGGTTTAGTACACATACATACTTTACCAAATTTTGGTACTCAGTTAGCTAACTGGATACCTTTTACTGATTTAAGATTATTACAAAAAGAAATATCTTGGGCATCCGGTTGGAAAAAGAAATTTGGTATGACCAGAGCTAGAATTATGGCCGAAGAAATGGGCGATGGATTAATGAGTGTATGGAGACCTTCTGTGCTAATAAGAGGCGGTTGGACTGTAAGATTTTTAATGGATGAAATACCAAGAATTTTTGCTAAAGGTATGGCTATGTCTGATTATGTGATAGCTTTATCAAAAACTCCATTTGGTTATGGTAAAAAGGTATTTTTTAGTGGTGAACTTATTAAAGCTGTTAAAGAGGAACAATTTATTAGAGCCGCTGGTTTAATACTAGGTAATGTTATTACTTCACCTATAAAAATAGTATCCGGTGGAGCAGTAGTCACGAGTAAAGTAATAGCACCCTTCTTAAAATTGAAAGTAAGTAAAAGGGAAATCTCAAAACTTATGGATAGGGTAGACCCGGTGGAAGATTTGGTTTCAGCTAGAGCTGGATTTACCAGCCCCGCTGATAGTCTTTTTGACCAATTCAGTCCTCTTATAATGAACGAAACTACTACATTACTTAACAAATGGAAGAGAAAAAGAAGAAGTGGACAATTCGTTGAACAACATCTGAGGTCACCTGATGGTTCATTAAACCCAAATTATCCCGCAAGTTGGTATAGAGCTTTAAACTATCAAATGGCCAATGACCCTATTGGTAGAATAACTTTAAATGCTTTAAGGGATGCAATGGATGAAGTAGTAAAGCTATATCCAGAAACTTATGATATAGAAAAATTATTGGTCATAGCTCAAAAGAATACCAGGTCTGAATTTAGAAGGTACTTTAATACTTCCCGGGGTAAAGAGTATGTAGAACAAATGCCTTGGAAAGGTAAGAATGGTGGACCTGATTGGGTAAATAACTGGGCAGATGATACATTAGACCTGACAGCTCAATATACTTCTACATTACAATTAGGTATTAGTGATTCCACTAGAGATTTCTTAACCACTATATTAAAAGGTGATTTGAAGATGAAACATTTAGATAATATTCCTGATAGTCTAAGACCCCAAGTAATACATGGAGAAGAAATATCTCATGTATTTGCTACGGACAATTTTATGTCCCAGGCATTTAAGAGCTTTCTTAAAGAAGGATTTGATGGTTTTGGTAGAATACCCACTGATGTTCTCTCTAGGAATCCTTTATTCAAACTTGAATTTGCTTATGAGATGAAAAGAAGGATTGACTTAGCAGTAAAACAAGGTAAAAAAGAGTGGACTATAGGAGAAATAAACGCTATGACGGTTTCATCTAAAAAGGGAGCTATAGAACAAACCCAAAAATATATGTACAATCTTGCAGAAAGCCCAAGAGCTACTACTACAGCAGTAAAATTCGTTATGCCTTTCCTTAGTGCTAATGTGGAAATTCTAAAAGTTTGGTTGGGTTTAATAAGAAGAAATCCTGCTATAATACCTAAGGCTAATCTTATATGGGAATCACCTAGTAAAGCTGTAAATACTGAAGCAGGTGTATTTGAAGGTGCAGGTGGTGAATATGGAATTATTAAACCTAATCCTTATTCAGGTGAGGACGCTTTTACTTTTAGATTTTCTAGTAGAATAACAGAGGATCCAGAATTTTTTGATAAGTTCTGGGTAGAGCCCACAATGAAAGTTTTTCGTATAGGTAAAAATGAGGCAAAATATTTAATGGATGGAACAGCTTTTACTTTTGATAAAAAGAGTTTGAATATGGTAACTCAGAATCCATTTGGTAGCGGTGGACCATTTATTCAAATAGGAACAAATGAATATGCCATAAGGAATCCAGAATTAGAAAAAGAAAAGATTGGTGAATTTGTGTTAAGTTATGGTGCAAAAAGTGGAATAGGTGTGTACGATAGAATATTAAAACATCAATCACCATCAATAAGAAACTTTAGTGAGAGTATGGAGTTCTCTGGTGATTACCAAGGTAAAAAACAGAAAATTGTACACGATTATGTAACTTATCACCATGTAATGGTGGAGTTAGGTGAAATAGAACCAGTGGGTAGAGAACAATTATTAGCTGAAGCGGAGGCTCTTTGGGACTTATATGCGTGGGTTCAATATTACTCTCCTGCCGCTCCAGCCATAGAAAGTCCTCTAGCCCCATATAAAGCGGCTTTTCAATCTCTTATTGATACACATGGTCCAACATTAGCCATAGAGATGTTTATAAAACAATATGGTTCAGAATATAGAGCTGTTACTTATGGTAAGACCAGAAGTCTAACAGGGTTACCACCAACATTAGAGGCAGAAGAAGCCAGAAAGAAATTTGCTGATTTAATTATGAAATACCCAGAATTTGCTGTAACAATAGTAGGTGATATACCTACAGGTGATTTTTCAAGTACATCTTATGCGGCTCAATTATCAAGCACAGTAGATAGGGATTTCAGAAAAAAGATGGTTGAATATCATGGTGCAGAAAGAGAATATGTAACATTTGGTAAAGAAGATTTATTACCAAATGGTCAAATTAGATTTGTGGATGTTCAAGAAGGCTGGGAAGAATATGGTAAATTAAGGGATTGGTATGATTCCGAAATAATGCTTAAAGGAATTAATAAGAACTCTGTTAAAAGAGAGGATCCTCAACTCTATGATACTTTTCAAGGGGGATTAGAAAAGATAAGGGAAGACCATGTAGGTTGGGCGGAAGAAAAAGATAAAATAGACCTTGGGGCTGATGAGAAAAGGTTGAAAGCTTTAGAAGAAATATTGTTTGCAGTAATGGATCCCAATATAACTAATGACCCAACTACAAGACCTGATATGTTGGGCCTTGGTTATTATTTAGATTTAAGAAATGAATATAAAATAATACTGAAAGATACCATTGGTGTATCTACTATAGACGCCGGGGCAGCTTCCTCATTAAAACACGATTTTGATTGGGAAGTTCAAAATATCTTGAAAGATTACCCAGGCTTTGCTAGTATCTATTATAGATACCTAGAGGATGATAATTTAAATTACTAATGAATAGCATAGAATTATATAAAAGTTTAGTCCGTAAAGCATTAAATGGCTCATTAAGTAAAAATGAGGCAATAACCTTAAAGGCTTTAGATGTATTAATAGAAAGTGAAGATAAGATAGATGAGGGTGTTTTTGATTTATCAAACTATGAGGCTTATTTTGGTCCAACGGTTACTGAAATATTATCCCAAGCAGAACCTGACAATAAAATTATGGCTGATAGTTTAGCTTCATTTGGTGGATTTAGTGATTCTATGCTTTCATCCCAATTTATACAAAGAACTGGTAGAGACCCTCTTGAAGTATTGGGAGGATTTGAAGATAAAGCTAAATTAATAGATAATCTTAATACAGATAACCCACTAGAAAAAGCTATTGGTTATAACGATTCAGTTGGATTTGTGCCTGATGATATAATGAAAGCCGCCGAGGATGCAGTAGAACCCTTAACTAGATTATTTGATACACAGAGAGAAATAGAAAAGCATTTAAATAATATACCTCAAACCCCTGCTCCGGGCTTTACTGATGATGAATGGGTAACCCTTAGAGGTTGGAATAATTTTGAATACGGAGACCAGAGAGTTAATATAGAGGAAAATAAGACAGTAGATGTAATGGTTAAATGGATAGGCTCTTTAGGATTACCTATATTAGGTGGATTCACAGGTGGTATAGGTGGTGCAATAGCAGGTGGATTAGTAGCTCCAGATTGGCCTATTGCAGAAACTATAGAATTATTTGACCCAGTAACCCAAGCCTCAATTTGGTCAAGTATGCCCGCATGGTTATTACCTGTTATTGCAAAAGTAAAGCCTGATAGTGGTGTAAATAAAGTTGTAGATTTAGCAAAGGAAAATGCCAAGACTACTGAGGGACTTGTAGATTTAAGTAAACTTAGTACTGAAAAAGCTGCCGCAGAAATTAAAAAAGGTACTATACTAGGTAAAGCAGGAAAGGTGGCTTCAAAGAAAACCGCGGCATTTCTTAACAAGTTTAAAGGTTTGAAAACATGGCATAAAGTTGCATTGATAGGTTTTCCCGCCCTTGTAGGCATTGGGGGGGCAGCTAGTTACGGAGACCAAAGGGTTAGTCCAGATAGCCCAACTATAGAAGAACAAGATAATACTGAAGGGGTAGCTAGTGTAACACCAACAACTACAACAACTACAGTACCATCTGGTTCACTTCCAGCAGGTATTGGTCCCCAACAAGAAGAAAAAACAAAAGAAGAAATGTTCGAGGAGGGAAGGACAAGTGCTGATACACAAATGGCACAAGAGATATGGCAGGACAGTGGAGATTTATGGGGGGCAGATGAAATGTTTACAGTACCCGACCAATATGCTCCATCTTATTTTGAGGATAGCCCAATATTTAAAGGGTTACATTTTTCAGGTAAAGGCGATTATCAACCGTCTGGAAAATTCACTACGCCAGAGGGTGAAATAAAAGATGATTTACTAGTGAAACTAAATAAAGAAAGAGGAATTAAAGATTCAGATTATATGGAACCAATGAGTGTAAGTGCTGGAGGCAAGATAAATAAAAATGTTTTTCAAAAAGTTACATGGAATAATATTGAAATGACTTTATTGGAATTCATAGGTATTACAGCTAAAAACTATGATTTAGACCCAGCAATAATTTATGGTTTAATAGAACATGAAACTCAGGGGTCATTTAATCCTTCAGCAGGTATAGGTAATGAGGATGGGGGTCCAGGTTGGGACAGTCTTGGTTTGGGTCAAATAAATATGAACCCTAACTCTTTCGGTATAGGCGGACCTGCTAATACAAGGGGTGAAGTACCAGGCGACTTAGAATTTATAACACGCGAACAAGCTTTGGATCCAGTATTTTCTGTGAACTTTATAGGCCATTCTTTATCAAGATACCAGAGATTATTTGGTGGAGGTAGACTTGGATTAATATCCGCATTAGCCGCCTATAATGGGGGTTTTGACGCCGGTAAAGTAGTTTTTGATAGCAATGGTACCGAAGTTAAAAAAACTAAACATGACCAAAGAAAATATATTAAAGCGGTATTAGAAAATTCACAAAACCCTATAACAAAAGAATATTATTCCAAATCTTTGCAAGATGTAATGGCTATGGGTGTTCAGAGAGAATGGGATACATTTTCTCCTACAGGAACAGAGGCAGTACATAAATTTATAGATGAATTTATAGGAGAAAATTTAGCTGGAGTAAAAGCTACCCAAGAAGATTATGATGAATGGAGGCCAAGATTTTTAGAAGCTGAGAAATCAATTTTTACAGAAACCCAAAAAGCAAAAGATAAAGATGGACAATATAAAGGATTATCTGTATCAGAAAAACTAGGTTCACAAATGGAAGATGAACCAGAATATCAATTTGTGGACGAAAGGAAAAAACATCAAAAAGTTCAAGATTGGGCCACTGATAATTTATTAGGAGCATTTGATATATAATGACATGGTACGATAAAGAAGGTAAAACTAATCCTACAAAAGAAGGGGAATATCAATACCCGGGTCAACCTGGTACAGGTGAAGGGGCTACTTATAACCCTGGTTTATCTGTTGAGGAAAGTAAAGAGAAACTAGAAAGTTCAGATGAAGTCTTTGAATGGTTTAGATATGAAGATGGCTCTTATGGAGTAACCTCAGAAGATGAAGCTCCAGAAGGTGCTAAATTTGTAAAGGATATATTTGACTTTAGGGACGCAGTAGCGGCGGGTACAGATTTTACAACCAATACTTTTACTTCTGCTGAGGATGTAGCGGCGGAATCAACTGACCCAACAGGCACTAATAAAACCCCAGATAAAACCCCAGAGAGTGAAACAAAAAAGGGTTCGGATCCTTTAAGACAATTACCTGTAGGGGCTAAAATTGTAAAAGTTGATAATCAATATAGAGCAATCTTGGAGTTAAGTGATGGTTTAGGAGCTATATGGTATGATATAACCGATACTCAATATATAAATTTAGGAAACCCAGAACCAGATGAAACTCATAATGAACAAGATTTTGAGCATAAGTATGGTAGCTTTTATTTTGGTAATATAAATGAAATAGAAGTAAATGGTGATATAGCTTGGTCACAAATGACCAAATCTATATTTGCTGAATTTGGTAAATATATACCTTTAGATTCCCCAGAGTTAAAACGATTAGTAATGCAGGCCTATTTAGAGGGTTGGGATTCAGACCAAGTAACTGCTGAATATAAGACCACTTCTTATTATCAAAATATGACTAGTCAAGCACTAGGTTGGTTAGATATGTCTACTAGTGAACAAGCCGCTGAAGTAGAAAGAACTCAATATAAATTATTAGCCCACCATATTTATGAGTTTGGTGAAGCCCCGACAGAAGGTATAGGTAAATTTAAAAATATAGCAACTCAGGTTTCTAAGGGTGAAATAGGTTTAGAAGGATCCTATTACAGTATCACAGTTGAGTCTGAAGCCTTAGAGGGTAGTTCTGCTAATAGAAGATTAAATGATTTAAAGTCTGAAAAAAATGCCCAATTAGGTGAAGCTGATGGATGGTATTCAAGAATACTTAATGCTCATAATACATACGAGGGTAATCACCAGGGTATTGATGAAAGCCATTATAAAGAATTAGCCCAACAACTAGCTACAGAAGAAAAAGATTGGAATACAATATTAAATGAAATACAAATGGGTTCTGCCGCAACACATACAGGTAAAGACCCTATATTAACTTGGAATCAATATTCTTCTGGAGCTAAAGGTAGTATTAAAGATGGCTTAGAATTAGCCAGTATAAGTAATGATGACCCTTTATTAACCAATGTATTAACTAATGAATTATCGGGTAAAGATTTAGATTTAGCTATAAGAAATGATGGTAGATATTTAAATACCAAAAGAGCAGAAGGGGAGTTAAGTGGTAACCTATCACAGTTAGGCAAATCACTTGGATTTACAGTATAATGGCATTAACAGATACAGATTGGGTAAATAGATTAATAAGCAATAATCCTTGGTTGGATAAGAATTTCAGCACAGACTTTATTAGTAGTCTTGTGGATTTAGTAATTTTACAAGGTATTACAGACCCGGTACAATTATTAAATGAAGTAAGAAGTACCCCAGCCTATGAAGAAAGATTTCCAGGGTTAAAAGAAAGACGGGATGCGGGATTTCCACCTATGTCGGAATCTGAATATATCCAATATGAATCTGTAGTATTTTCATTACTAAGAAGTTATAATATATCCGATGTATTTGGTACAGGGGGTATATCAGGTTCAGAATTTAAATCTAAAATATCAGAATTAATATCTGGTGATGTAACAGCCCAAGAATTTTCAGCAAGATTAGATAAAGGTTATGCCTCAGTTGTGGATAATATAGATGAAGTAGAAGAAACCTTTAGGTCTTTTTATGGTACTGAGATAGGTGAATCTACATTATTAGCTTACTTCTTAGACCCAGCTAAAGGTATAGAATTAATAGAGGACCAGGTAGCTACATCACAAGTAGGTGCAGTTGCTTCAAGATTTGGATTAAATATAAATCAAATCCAATCTGGAAGATTACAAGAAGGTGGAATAACTCAAAAATTAGCCAGAGAGGGATTTGCCGAAGTGGCTAGAGAGAAAGGGTCCTTGACAAAATTGGCAAAGATACATAATATTGAACCATTAAGCGATAAGGATTTATCAGATTATGTATTTCACGAAGACCCAGAAGTTGCGGCACAGCGGAAACAAATTTTCGATACCGCATTATCAGAGTTTCAAGCTGGTGGAACCACCCGCTTCACCCAAGAAGGCGGATTAGCCAGTCTTGGTAAAAAGAAGCGAGGTGGCTATTAGTATGAAAAAGGGAACCCAGACCCTAAATCTGGCGAAGCGAAATCCTTACCGATTTCTCCAAATTGGTAAGCGTATAAAGGAGGAGACTAAATATGAGTAAATTCGAGGACTTAATTCAAGAAGTCGAGAATGGTAACATGGAAGCCTTATCCCAATTAAGGGATGAGTTCAGCGGTTCGGCGCTTAGAGAAAAAGCCGAAAAAGCAACGGAGCTAGAAGCACAGGTAGAGGCGCTTGCCCCGTTTGCCAAAGAAGCCAAGATAAATGAGCTTCAAGTTAATCTACCCGAACAATATAAGGATGTCCAGTTATCTTCAGATGACTTAAAGGATGTTGCACCCTCAGAGATTACTTTAGAAACCCTTATAATAAAGGCTCAAATAAAGCAAGACCAAAGTAAGGTCTTTGTAGAACAGGCTGCTAAGCAGGCTGGTTTTGAGTCCGTTGAGGCGTATCAAAGTGCTTTGGATAGTGTTAGACCCGAGCCAGCAGTACAGCAACCTGCGGCCCTTACCGATATGGAGAGTATCGGGAGTGCGGCTACTAATACTTCTATAGGAACATCAGATACTAGAACAGATACTAGAAAAATGAGTAGAGAAACTTATACCGAGAGTAAAGAAGGCGGTAAAGCCCACGATTATGCAATGGGCGAAGCTATTGAGGCATTATTTGACAATCAGGTTAATTCAGAGGATTAATTTTGTCAGTCAGAACATGCCAATTTTGCGGAGAGTTTCAAGACCATACTAGGAATTTCTGTACTAAGTGTAGTTCAGTGGTGGATACTATAGTTATGAACATAGCACCTTCGGCCATGCCATCGACAAAAAATCATGTACCCCCTAGGAAACCGAACAACTCCTGGGAAAAAGGGATCCGGAAAGATAATAGGGGAGTACCCTATTTAGATAAAACCGGACAGGAAGTAAGAATGGGTGAGAAGTTTAATAAATATGACTACAAACCCAAACCAATTAATGTAACAAAAAAATAGGAGAAAAAAGTTATGGCTGTTCAATCAGGAACAAGAAAAACTTATGATTCCACTATCGGGGTTAAACTCGATATGGAAGACGCCATTCATTTAATCTCACCATTTGATGTGCCATTTTTAGGAACTTACGGAGCCCAAGGTGGATCTGCTTTCGCTTCAGAAGCCACTTCCAGTAAAAAAGTTGAGTGGATAGAGGACGAACTAGTCCCCGCTTCGGATTTGATAAATGAATCATTTAACAACTCCGACACAACTCTGACCGTTGATAATGGAGGCTACTTTAAAGTAGGCGACCTTATCAGAATAGAAGCAGAGTTGTTGCCAATTTCGGCAATATCAGGTAATGACCTCACAGTAGCAAGAGGTTATGGAGATAGTGCCGCTGCCGCTCATGCAGATAACTCTAAAGTATATATATTAGGAACAATTCCTGTTGAAGGTGCTGACCCAGTGTCAGGTGTAAACTTCACAAGAGTTGCCAAGTATAATATGACACAGATTTATCAAGATGAACTGGAAGTAACTCGTTCAGAAGAAAAAGCAGCCAAATACGGTGTAAGTTCCGAAATCGCATACCAAGGTGGTAAAAGATTAAAGGAAGCGGCTGTTAAGTTAGAGCAAAATATAATTCTAGGTTCAAGACTAGAAGATACAAGCAACAAGAAAAGGTCTATGGGTGGACTTGACTACTACATTAGTTCTAATGTGGATGCGTCAACGACTACTATAACCCTTGCAAAAATCAACGACCAAATGCAAAATTCTTTCGATGCCGGAGGAAATGTAGATGTATTGGTAGTTGGTGGGGCACAAAAGAGAAAGATTAATCTCTTTGATTCCGATGATGTTCGTTTTTCACAAGATGAAAACATCAGAGGTGCAGTTGTAGACTATCTTGACCTTGACTTTGGAAGAGTATATATAATATTAGATAGATGGGTACCACTAAATTTGGTGTTTGGGTTAGAAACTCAATATATCAATATGGTGTGGTTCGATACCTTTTTCATGGAGGCACTAGCAAAAACTGGTGACAGACAATCTTACCAACTCGTTGGTGAGTGTTCTATGAAGGTTAAGAATGAAAAAGCTCATTTCAAAATGAACGCTTTGACATAAGGAAATAGATAAAATGGGAGTAAGTAGAGGAACTGTAAATACATACAACAGTAATGCTGTACAAGATAGTTCCTCTAACCCATCAGAGGAAGAGGAATAATAATGGCCGCGGCTAGCACAGTAATAAACCGAATAGTAAAAACTTTTAATAGGCATGATAATGCAGATATATTGGCTTCAGTCATGGATAGCAGTACAGCAAGTCTTAGTTATACAGGCATATTACCAGCTTGGGGACCAGGATCCGTAGTAGAAATTGAACAAGAATTAATGTTAGTTAAATCTGTGGATACTTCCCTTAAAACTGCAACTGTTATAAGAGCTTGGTTAAATTCAACCGCCGCAAGTCATAGTGCTAATTTGCCTATTTATGTTAACCCTAGAGTTTCAAGAACAGATGTTTTAGATTTATTTAATGATTGTTTAACCGCAATTTTTCCAAGGTTATATAAAGTTTCTACAACCACCGCTACTTATGATGGTAGTGTTATTGGTTATAATTTACCCGCTAGTACCTCACATATATTATCTGTTCAATACCAAGTAAATTCTAGTGCAAGTCAATGGGAATATGTAGGTGATTATGAATTACACCAAAATATGGACACGGATGATTTTGCAGGTGGTAACGCCGTGATGATAAGAAAATCTTTACCTTCTGCTGCCAGTGTTCGTATAACCTATGCAGAACCTTTTACAAGATTTACGGCAGAAGCTAATGATTTAACTACCGCAGTAGGATTACAAGATTATATGACAGACCTCTTATTTTATTTTGCTATGAATAGATTAGCTGTTCAGGAAGAGTTAGAAAATACCCAGAAGAAAAATGCCCAACAACATCAGAGAAGTCAGGAATCACCACCATTTTTATCAGTAAGAACAGGTGAATGGTATCAAGCAAGATTTGGAGAATTATTGAATGACTGTAAGAACCGCTTGAAATTAGAGAATAAGCCGTTTATAATGAGTAGATATGGCTAGAAAATATTTTAGTAACATCGCAGTATCAACCACTCTATCAGCTAGTATTAGCAATAGTGATACCTCATTAACTGTAACTAGTTCTACAGGTTATCCAGCAGTTCCATTTACTATGGCAATTAACGCTGGTACTTCAACAGAGGAAGTAGTATTAGTTGGGGCTAAATCTGGTACAACATTTAGTTCATTAACAAGAGGTCATGATAGTACCACTGCAAGAGCCCATACTTCTGGAGCAAGTGTTAAGCATGTAGCCACTTCTGAAGATTTTACAGGTTTATGGACACATGACCACGATACCGCAGATGGACATACCGCCGTAGATGTAACGGATTCTACTGGCTTATTACCTGCAACTAAAGGTGGTACCGGTCTTAGTTCATTAGGTTCTGCTGGTCAAGTGATGAAAATTAATGCCGCCGCTAACGCCTTAGAATATGGTACTGTAGAGGCAGTATTAAATATTGATGGCATGACTGATGGATCAAGTATAACTATTGTGGATGGTGATGATTTTGCTATATCAGATGGTGGTACAGAGAAAAAAGTTAATGCCTCACAAATTAAAACTTATGTGGGAGCCGTTAGAACCGATGAGGAAATAGCAGATATAGTTGGTGCTATGTTTACTTCAAATACTGAGACCAGAATTGCGGCTACTTATCAGGACGCGGATAACACTATAGATTTAGTTGTAGATGATATGACAGCCAACACCCAATTAACTCAGGAACAGGTTGAGGATTTTGTAGGAGGTATGTTAGATGGTACTGAAACATTTATATCTGTATCTTATGATGATGATGGAGGAGCAAATATAGATTTTGTTGTCCCAGTATTAGATGAAGATAACATGTCCACTGATAGCGCCACACATTTGGCTACTCAACAATCAATTAAAGCCTATGTGGATTCAGAAGTAAAGACAGAGGAAGAGATAGAAGATTTTGTTGGTGGTATGTTGGGAGGTACTGAAACATTTATTACAGTAACCTACCAAGATAGCACCGGAGATATAGATTTCGTAGTACCAGTTAAAGATGAAGATAATATGGCTTCTGATAGTGCTACATTCTTAGCAACCCAACAGTCAATAAAGGCTTATGTAGATACTCACGCCGCTTTAGGAACACATTTAACCCTCATTGATGAAGATGATATGTCTACTAACTCAGCTACAAGACCACCTTCACAACAGTCTACAAAGGCTTATTCAGATGGTTTAGTAACTGGTTACAAGACTGAAGAACAAATAACAGATATAGTTGGTGCTATGTTTACTGGTAATACTGAAACTGGTATTACAGCAACCTTTCAAGACGCGGATGACACTATAGATTTAGTTGTTTCGGCAGGTGGTGGAAAAGTATTACAAGTTGTCACAGCAACTTCAACAACAGATACAGGTGTTACTGCAGACACAACTTTTGGGGATACAGGATTAACTGCCGATATAACTTGTTCTGCTACTTCAAGCAAAGTATTGGTATTAATTCAACAGACTTTATCATTTACTAGAGATACTGGCGAACAGACAGGATACTACAATCTTATGCGAGATAGCACAGAAGTTGGAGAATGGTATTACTTGGTTGGTTCCAGCATAAAAGGTAATGGACCACAGGGAGTAGGAACAGTGTTTGTGGATAGTCCTAGTTCT